GTTAAAGTATACAACTTGAATAGTGTTGTTGTCTTCTTTGTCGTAAGAGTGAGTTGAGTTGTAGTTGGATCTATTATTAGATTTGTTCTTCATTATATCTTCAAGATCTTCTTCTGATAAATGAGGAAATTGTTTTGCCAACTCATTTACAGGTATAGTTTTCACTTCACCAACGTAATATATATCTTCAAAGTAAGGCGAGTCTGTATAAGAGTAAACTAAACTAGCTGGATCTACATAATCTACAGTAACGCCTTCAGACGTATTGAAATTTGTTTTAACAGCTCCAATACCCAAAACGGTTAAATCGTGGTAAAAGCGCTTTTTAGTTAACTCATATCTATTTCCTTCTAGCAGCGTGTTTATCGCTTGCTCTTCAGCTATCTCTATAGATTGCTTGTAAGTTAATTGCATGTGAAGCTCTAGCTCTTCATTTGTTTCTGGCAACTCTTTAATTTGGCTTTTCCTAACATCAAGTCCCAAGTTTTGTTTTACTGACTCGTTAAACTGCTTTAACCTCATATCTTTCAATATGTTTTCCATGTAGTCTGTTCTCTTAGATACACCATTAGGATCTTGAGAATAAGCTTTTACATCGTAAGTTCTTTCAGCTATACCGTTTACAACAATATCTACAAACTTAGAGATAATTGGAACAGGCTTCCAATCTAAATTAAGATAGGACAAATCACCGTTGATCGATAACTCATCCTTATACTTTTGAACAGACTGTTCGCCTCTAGCGTACAACCTTAAATTATGAAAATCATTATGGTTAGACTTGTATCTACCAGAACCAGTATCATTATTAAACCACTCTTGCTCTATAGCTTTACCTACTTTTAACCCATACTCATAGCTTAACTTCTCAGCATCGCTGACCGTTTGACTTGGGAAATAACTTTTAATGCCAGACTCTGCCATATTTATTACTTGATTATTTGTGAATTATTTCCAGTGTTTGTGTATCTGGAAACGTTTATGTTTAGTTGAGGTTTTTTAACCTCAGCATTTGGTCTATATAGATGTCTATTGTTAGCCATTATAGCTAAGCCAGAACTTATAGAGGCATCATGCTTTGTTCTTTTGTTTATATCAAACTTAGTCCAGTCGTTTAGAAGCTCGTTAAAATAACAGTCTCCGTGCGTACCATCTTGTTTAATGCCTACGTGATCTTGAATATACATCTCAATTGCAGCTGCATGTGCTTGTTTTATATCCTCACTTGAATTGGGTATTCCACCAACTTCTTTTTCTGCTACAGATAATTTATTCCATATTTTATCAGGTCTATTCATACTAAACCCTCTGTATCCTCTTCGCCTTAAATAATACAATAGGCGAGGTTTATTGTTCTCTGCTAATATTGGCATCCCGTAAAAAACTAAAGCCATTAGAACATCTTCAAAGAACATCTCTGCTGTTGGTGGTCTTGATAAGTATTCTAAGAAGAAACTGTTTGCGGGAGCATCTTCCATGCTAAACCTGGTTAAACCGTGTAAAGCTCCTTTAGAACCTACTCCATCTACTGTTCCTGATATGTCGTATGAATCACAACCAAAAGCACCCATATGTTCGTTTCCAGGGTATTTTATACCGTTCTTAAGTACAACGTTATTTTGTATTTGTTGAGGTGGTGTCCAGCTTAATTTAAACCTACCTTTTGGATCTGGGTTAAACATTACTTGAGTATCTTTAACTCCATTAGCCCATTGAAAATTACCTTGAGTAATGCCTAAGGTGTTTTTCATTTCTTCGTTATAATCTATCTGCTCGTATAATTTAACCAAGTTAAATATACTTCCTTTAGTCTCGTCTCTAAAGGCATGTTCTGTTGTTCTTGGAAACTGACGGTAAAATTCGTTTAAACCATCTGAATCATCTTTTAAACCATCTACTTCATTTTGCCAGTTATCTATTACGCCTACATCTATTAATTCACCGTCTGGTGCAAGTCTGTCGACGTCAGGAGTAGTAAAAACTGGAACTCCGTACTCATCAATAAATCCTTCATAGTTCCATTCCATTGGGATAAACAAAGAGTATAAGCCAGATTTTGTCTGACCATTTCTATTTCTTTTCGTGACGTCGGATGAGTTGTATAGTTTTTTAAAGTTTTCTCCACCTTTATCTAATGCGTTTGAGGTTGATCCCATCATACATTTACCTATGATCCTACTTCCTAATCGTAAACATGTTTTTGTAACCCTCCAGTTATTTAATATATTATCAGGTCTTTCCCATTTACCACTCTCATCATGTACTAGTAGAGCTAATTTTTCACCATCATAACTATTGTCTCCTGTATTCTTCCAGTCAATAGTTGTATCTAACCCTTGTATATCCTCCAGCTTTTCATTAGCTGTGATTTTCTTTCTTGTAAACTTACTAGCAGGTACACGATAAGCAAGCTCGGACTTAGGCCGATCCATACCATCTTGGACAGGTTTAAAGAAAAACGGATAGTTGATTGATATAGGTACAACTTTGTCGGTAAACATTTTTTTAGCATCGGCACCTGTTTTAGATAGTATTCCATATCTACTATCACTCGCAAGAGTGGCTAAGTTAACTGTTTCCGCTGAAGACATAAAAGAAAATCCAGATCTTCTATTCTTAAGGTAACACATTCCATAACATCTTTTATCAGCTTTACAAGCTTCCCAAAATATATAAAACAATCTGTTTGCCTCTCTAAAATCTGGAGCGCCTACATCTATCTTGCTCCATTGTAAATACATGTATTGAGTGCCTGTTATCCAAGTTGGCTTCCCGTTATTAATAAACCAAAACCCTTCTTCTCTTCTTCTAAACTCTTCGTCTATATAATCGTGCCATTTATCTTTTTGATCCTCAGGATAAGCACGCCAATCAAAGATGTTCTTTAAGCGCTCTAATTCCTTTGGCTGCTCAAACTTAACCCATTTATCTTTCGGGTCTTTATATACATCCTTAGGTATCTTAGGTAGAGCAATGACTAGGCTTTGTATCTCTATGATTTCCCCTATAACACCGTTGTGAGAAAGCACTATTAAATCGTGTTCTTTGTTGTATCCATACAACCACTTCTTACCTTTGTTCATTCGGCTTATAGTGGTTCTTTTTATCGGTTCAACCGTTTTAACTAAACTTTGCTCGTACATTACTTAGATCTACCTTCTGCGAATCCTTTAAAAGTTTTTTCCTTTGCCTCTTCAGGTGTTTTACCCTCAAGCAAGTCTTCTTCTTCTTTAATTCTGTTAAGTATCTCAAATGCGTCAAATATAGCTAGTTTTTTAGTTGCTGCTGCATTCTTTAGTTTATCCGCTGTTAAATCATCATCTGAATCAACAATAGCCTCTTTAGCTACCTTTATCAGCTCCTCCACTGCTTTGTGCCCAGCTTGGATTATACTCCTCTTCGTTTCCTTGATGTTCATATTTGATTGTAATAAAATTAGATTTAACTCGATATAGTCTCTCGCCATCAACGATAAACTCGTATTCACTACTTGGTCTAAAACCAACTAGATCGTTTACTTCAACTGTACCATCAGAGTATTTGACGATACCTTGTAAAGGTTTTTCAGATTCAATATTAAATTGATCTGTAGCTTTTAAAGGAGCTATAAAACAATATCCCTTAATACAAGTCCAATCATCATCTCTTTTATATAGAAATATCTGGTCTTCACCTATGAAGTATGTTGATTCGTTAAAATAGCTTCTACTATTTTTCTCAACTCCCTTTACATTGTGCCACCGTCTAAAAACGTTGTGGTGAACTAAAACCGTGTCACCGGCTATTATATCCGCGTGACCAACTATAGGGGTAGAAACCACTGTAGCTTCTCTATTGACATACTCGTGATTATAAATCTCAGTATTCAATATCAACTCTCCACCATCTAGTTTCTTGGTATTATTATACCTTTCTCCTTTTGGCGTCACGACAAAATCGTAAACACTTTTCATTAGTATTCGAGGTTATACTCAACTGACACTGCCATGTTCTTGTTAAAGTCTTTCCAAGGTAGCACGTCTTTTTTCTTTTTAATGTAGATAGAGAACTTCGTCTCTTCTTCTACTATATCGCAGATAGTGTGCCCACCGTACACTTCTTGCCCCACGGCATAGTGCATAGCGTCACTCTT